GCGACGACGTCGATCTTCTTGGCGAGTACGTCGCGCTCCAGGCGCATCATCTCGGGGCGGTCCTGCTTGGCGCCGGACTCGCCTGCGTCCTCGTAGACGTCGGAGAGTTCCCAGACGATGTTGGTGGCGTTGCGCTCCTCCATCGCGTTCTTGACGTCGATGTTGTCCTGGATGCCCTTGAGCTGAACGTCGAGGCCGTAGCCGACGATCTGGTCTTTGGTGGAGACGCGGAGGTATGCGCCGACCCGTTTGACGATGCGCGCGAGGGCGGTGCTGGACTTGAACGTTCCGGGGGTGCCGGGGCGGGTGCCGTTGACCTTCAGGGCGCGCTCGCGGGCACGCTCGGCCGCTATGCTGGCCATGGTTCAGTCTCCTTTACAGACTGATCAAGGCCCTGTCGCCGCGCCTAGACTCGCGGTGGCAGGGCCGTTGTGTTGATCAGTGCAGTATATGGGGAACGGGTGCGACTGGTAGGGCAGTTGTCTAGGCGGCGGCTGCGGGGGCGTCCTCGTCCTGCGGGGTGAACAGGATGGTGAGGAGCCGGTTCCAGCGGCTGTCTTCCATGCGGTTGTTGGTGAGGCTGACGGTGATGTTGCTCTGGGGCTGGGTGGGCCCCGAGGTATGAAGCGCGTTGGTTTCCATGTCGCACACCCTACTATCGCTTCCTCGGAATTGCTACGCAACCTACTTGATGCCATCGCTTGACGTGAGTAGAGTCGGTCACGCAGACACCCCGCACAAGGAGGAAGCGTGACCATCGCACTGCGCAGCGCCGTCGAGGAGTACCTGGAGACCAGGGAGCGCTCCGGCAAGGCCGACAACACCATGCGAGTCGACACCACCCTGCTGCCCCGATTCGCTGAGCACCTGGGCAACCCCGACTTCTCCCAGCTCTCCGCCAAGCAGGTCCGCGACTTCTTCTACGGGCCGGGCGGGATCATGGACGCCCACTCCACCCGCATCAAGGGACAGCCCATCCGCGAGGCCGTCGGCCCCAGCACCCACAACAACTACCGCGCCCGGCTCAAGGTGTTCTTCACCTACTGCAAGAACAGCGGATTCACCGCGCTGGACAACTACCTGACCGGCGTCGAGCCGCTGCCGGAGCCGAAGAAGCGCCGCCAGCAGCCCCCGCCGTCACTCCTGCTCCAGCTCCTGGACCAGGCGGAGTGCGCGATGCACCGGGCCTACCTGGCGACCGCGATCAACACCGCCTGCCGTGCCTCGGAGATCACGGGCATGCGGGTCGGGGACGTCGACTTCGCGCGGTCGGAGGTCTTCGTGACCGTGGTCAAGACGCGGGAGGAGGACGAGATGCCGCTGACGGCCGACCTGGAGCGCGAGCTGCGCCTGTGGCTGGTCGAGTACGCCGAGCTGCTGGGCCGTCCGCTGCGCGCCGACGACTACCTGTTCCCGGCCCGTACGGGGAACACGATCTCCACCCACTACCTCGACGAGGCGACCGGCCAGCGGGTCTACGTGCGCACACCGTTCGTCTGGCACCCGGACCGGCCGGTGCAGCGCACTGAGAAGATCGTCAAGCACGCGCTGGGATCGGTGGGCCTGCCGACCCGGTACGAGGGCACCCACACCATCCGGCGGGCGGTGGCGCGTGCGTACTTCGACTCGCTGTCCACGGAGCTGGGCTACGACGCCGGGCTGCGTACGGTCTCCGCGCTGCTGCATCACTCGAACATGGCCACCACGGAGCGTTACCTGGGTCTGTCCTCGGAGCGCAGGCGCCGTGACGAGACGATGAAGGGCAAGGCCTTCCTGACCGCGATGGTCAGCCAGGAGAACGTCGTCCCGCTGCGCCGGGCGCAGTAGTGAAACACAAAGCCCCACCTGCTACCTGAGCAGGTGGGGCTTTGTGCTGGGCTGATCAGCCCCAGCCGATGATGTACTTGAAGAACAGCCCGAGGCCGATGAGGATCGCGAAGCCGGTCGCGGCCTCCTTGAGCCCCTGCAAGCCGCCGAAGCCCTCGAAGGGCGGGGTGTTGGCCCGCTTGTAGAACTCCATCTGCTCGGACCGCAGTTCGCGCTGCTGGAGGTCGTCCAGTTCGCTGCTGTGCGCGTAGCCCTGTATGCCGTTCTGGAGGTTGAAGTCTTCCATCACTGCTCTCCGTCCACGAAGGGTTGTGCCTGCTTCCGCAGCGGAGAGGTCCTGTCCCACACGTGCCAGCGCCCCCCACAGACCGGATCAATTCCGTAGGTTACCTCTGCGGGGAAGTCTTTGACCTGCACCCTGTCCGGCTTGGGGTCTTCTTTAAGGTCCCGCCCGCATTTTGGGCACTTCTCCGGGTCCTGCATCGGGTACATGCCCATGGTGTGCTCCTCGTCTGTCTGTCAAGGCCCTACTCTACTCCCTCGTCAAGCGGGTTGTCGATACCGCTTGCGCGGGTGTAGGGTGCATTACATAGAGCGATGGAGGAAGCCATGGACGATCTCGCTGAGGGCAGGACCATTCACGCCCGGGTTGCGTACGTGCACGACAAGGAGATTCACGTCTCCACGGTTCAGAGCCCGCAGGACGGTCTGTTCATCGACTGCCGGGAGTTCATCCCCTCCCTGGAGGCCTACGGTCGTGGGCTGACCCTTCCGATCGGTCTTCTCGACGAGTTCCTCAAGGGCATCGAGAGCGCCTGGCATGAGAACGGCGCCGGGGGAACTGCGGACGAGACCGTGGACCGGCTGACGGGAGAGGCGCAGGTCGATGAGTGATTTGCTGGTCGATGTCCGCTGCCGGGGCTGTCGCAGGCTGCTGGGCGTGGCCAAGAAGGACGCCCCGGTGTACTGCGATCAGATGTGCTTCGAGGACTACCCGGCGGTGACGACGGAGGCTCGCGACTCTCTGGTGGCAGCGGTCTATGCGAAGGGCCGGTACACCTACGAGGTGCTGGGCAAGATGTTCGGCTTCACACGTCAACGCGCGCAGCAGATCATCGCCGGTAGGGACATTCGCCGGAACGCCTGAAGTCTCCCAGAAGCGATAATTACAAAGCCGTAGCGAAAAACGCCTAACCTCAATTCCGTAGAGAAAACGGGATTGGGGTTAGGCGTGTCTGTTACGGAGGACGTCGAGTACGACGAGTTCATCAGCGACGAGACCGATGAAGAACGTCAGGCGCGGATTGACACCGAGGTGGTCCTGGACCAGACCTCGCAGGCATTCGTCGACCAGATCGTCGCCAAGATGCTCGTCATCGTTGACGAGGTCTCCGGCCACCCTCTCTATGGGTACCAGCGCCCCTTCGCGGCTCGTCTGATCGAGTCGCTGATCATCAACGACGGCGCCACCCTCACCGCCCTGTTCTCCCGCCAGTCCGGCAAGAGCGAGACCGTGGCCAACGTGGTCGCGGCCTGCATGATCATGTTCCCCCGGCTGGCGAAGATCTTCCCCGACCTGATGGGCAAGTTCAAAGAAGGCCTGTGGGTCGGAGCATTCGCGCCAGTCGAGGAGCAGGCCGACAACCTTTACGGTCGAATCGTGGCCCGCCTCACCAGTGACCACGCCCTGGAAATCATGGCGGACCCGGAAATCGACGACACCGTACAGGGCAAGGGACGCTCCATTTCCCTCAAGCGCTCTGGTTCCCTCGTGCGTAAGCAGACCTGTCACCCTCGCGCCACCATTGAAGGCCGCACTTACCACCTGATTCTCATTGACGAGTGCCAGGGCGCGGACGAGAAGATGGTCAACAAGTCGATCGGCCCGATGGGTGCTTCGACCAACGCGACGATGGTATTCACCGGCACGCCCACGTACGAAAAGGGCGTCTTCTACAACCAGATCCAGATCAACCGGCGTACCGCGACAAAGCGCGGCGCCCGGCAGAACCATTTCGACGCGGACTGGAAAGAAGTCTCGCGGTGGAACGAGAACTACGCCAAGTTCGTCAAGAAGGAACTCCTCCGCATCGGTGAGGACTCCGACGAATTCAAGTTGTCGTACCGCCTCATGTGGCTGCTCGACAAGGGAATGTTCACCACCACCGAACGTCTCGACGAACTCGGCGACGTCTCCATGCAGGTGGTCCCGGCCTACCACAAGAGCCCCATCGTCATAGGCATCGACCCTGCCCGCAAGCAGGACAGCACGATCGTCACGGCCGTGTGGGTGCGCTGGGACCAGCCCGACGAGTTCGGCAACTATGAGCACAGGGTCCTGAACTGGATGGACCTCGGCGGCATGGACTGGGAAGCCCAGTACTTCCGCATCGTCGAATTCGTCCGGAACTACAACGTCATGGCCATCGCAGTCGACGAAGGCGGAGTCGGTGACGTCGTCATATCCCGGCTCAAGGTCCTCATGCCTGATATCGACATCGTGCCCCTTTCTTCCCAGCGCCCGGAACAGTCAAAGCGCTGGAAGCACCTCATGGAACTCATGAACCGGGGAATGATTTCCTGGCCTGCCCACGCCTATACCCGACGACTCAAGTCGTACAAGCGCTTCCGGCAGCAGATGGAAGACCTGGAGAAACATTTCGAGGGCCCGTACGTACTCGCAGCCGCACCTCGCGCTGCCGATGCGCACGACGACTACGCGGATTCCTTGGCGCTCGCCTGCGTTCTGACCAAGGACTACACAATGCCCGAGATCGAGCAGAGCAATTCTCCCTTCCACTAAGGACCGGCATGGCTGACGACTGGTACGGCGACGAATGGAATTCCCCGGGATGGACTGCTCAGCAGTCCTCCACCGTGGCAGGTCCCAATACGCCGCCCCCTACGCTTCCCCCCAACTTCACAGCCGTCACCGTCACGGCCAAGTTCGTGGACGACCAGGGCAATGCGCTCAACGGCTCCATGGTGCGTTTCACGCCGTCCGTGCGCCGGGTGACCGACGGGGACACCGTGGTGTGGCTGCACGAGGTGCACGAGCGGGTGGACAGGGGAGTGCTCACCATCAACCTGCTGGCGACCGATGTCGCCGGAGTGACTCCTGCATTTACCTGGCGCGTGAAGGAGTGCTTCCCCGGGGGCGAGGAGTACGACATCACCGTCCCGGCAGCTACGACTTCCCCGGTGAGCCTGTTCTCACTTCGCACTATCGCTAGTTAACAATCGATTCCGTATTCCTCATACGCTGGTATCGCAACCTCGCTATCAGAAGAGGATTACGGAATGGCTGGAAATCTCGCACCCGACCCGCAGTTCCAGGAGCGCGTCGGCACGGTCTACGAGCGAAAGATCGCCGACAACGCTGTGCGGCGTGGTCCTCTGCGGTTCGAGGAGGGCGTGGCAACGGACACCGATGTCCCCAACGAGTTCACCAAGGGTGCGCTCCAGGGCTACATCACCGCTCCGGGCCGCCCCAACCACAACGCCAACGTCTACGAGAAGTCGCCGCAGGAGACCATGGCGGAGCGGGCCCACGTCGGCTCTGCTTCCTGGGTCGAGGCGCCGACCTATCTCGGGGAGTTCGCTCAGGGTTCGTTCACCGACTACGCAGCGGTTCGCTACGAAGAGGTCGTCCGCAACGGCAGCCGATACGAGCGAATCAGCCCGGCTGTCGTCGAGGACTGATTCCTGTGGTCGCCTTCAACGACCGTCGCAGGTCCCCCCGCGCCTCTATCGATGAGGTTCTTCCCCGCCTTCCGCTCGAAAAGGGCGACACGGTCGGGAAGAGCCTCATCGACGGGCGCTACCTCGTTCGCGGAATCCCCGTAGAGACCGAGGAGGGCGACCGCACGCGACAGTACGTCCTTCATGAGGTCCTGCCCAGCGGGAACGTCGTCCAGCGCGGAGAGGCTTTCGAGAGCCGCGCCAAGGCCAAGCGTGAGACGCGGCAGATCAAGCCCACTCGCGTCATCGAGATCTGAGTCGGAGAACCTTTTCCATGAGCGGTGCCATTTCATTCGCTAGCCCCAGCATGCGGGCTTCGGGATCAGACCTCACTGTGTCGATCTCGCCTCTCGGCCTGGTCGAATTGGCCGACGAGGAGTTTGAAGTACACGGCCCGCGCCTCAACCGCTATTCCCAGAACTTTGCATACTACTTGGGACACCACTGGGGATACCGCCGCGAGGCTGGAGAAAGCCAGATCACGTTCAACTACGTGAAGGCCTTCGCCGACTACATAAACAATTTTACTTTCGGACGCGGAGTTCACTTCAAGTCCGTCAAGCAGTACGAGCACATCATCCCCACCCTCCTGAAGAGGGCGTGGGAGGTCGACAACCGCAAGGAGCAGTTGCTCTGGGAGATGGGCCAGCAAGGCGGCGTCTCCGGCGACGTCTTTGTGAAGGTCGCGTATCAGCCTGCATTCGTAGATGACCTGGGACAAGAGCAGCCAGGCAAGGTACGCATTCTTCCGCTCAACAGTTCCTTCTGCTTCCCGGAATGGCATCCGCACGACCGGGACCGCCTGATCCGCTTCAAGTTGAAGTACCGTTTCTGGGCCACCGGCGAAGACGGGACACGCTCCGTCTACACGTACGTCGAGGTCCTCACCGATTCGACCATTGAGGAATACCTCAATGACGAACTGATCGACTCCCGCCCGAACCCGCTGGGCCTCATACCCGTGGTCCACATCGCAAACTCGCAGGTCAGCGGCTCACCGTGGGGTCTTTCCGATATCGCCGACATCATCAGCCTGAATCGTGAGTACAACGAGAAGGCCACTGACATCAGCGACATCATCAATTACCACGCCGCCCCCGTAACGATCATCACGGGCGCGAAAGCGAGCAACCTTGAGAAGGGCCCTCGCAAGGTGTGGGGCGGATTGCCCAAGGACGCCCAGGTGTTCAACTTGGAGAATGGCGTCGACCTCGCGGGACCGCTCCAGTACCTGGAGATGATCAAGCGTTCCATGCACGAACTCACGGGCGTTCCGGAAACGGCGCTCGGACAGATGCAGCCTGCGTCGAATACGTCGGGCGTGGCCTTGGCCATCATGTACCGGCCGATGATGTCCCGTTACGACCAGAAGAAGATGCAGTACTCCGTCGGCCTCCAGAAGGTCAACGAACTGATCCTCAAGACGCTGTTCACCTTCGAGCCGGAAACCCGGCTGTATGACCCCAACACCGAGGGCATCATGAAGGACGATCAGCCGCTGATGATCGACGTCCTCGACCCTATGGCCTACTTCACCGAGTGTGAATGGCCTGCCCCTCTGCCGGTCGACACCCTCATCAAGTTGAACGAGATCCAGGCGAAGATGTCCATGGGCCTTGAGTCCATGCGCGGAGCCCTCCACGACTTGGGCGAGGAGTTCCCGGACGAGAAGGTCCGAGAGATCTTCGAAGAGCAGATCGAGGACGCCAAGCAGCAGGGCGCTCTGCGAATGCTAAAGACGCAGATCGACTCGACTATTCTGCAACTGACGGGAATGCCACCTGAAGGGGTGGATGCGCCTGCACCGCAATCTGATGCGGATGGAAAGCCCGTCAATCAGCCTGCGGGTCCGAATCCGGTGACGCTTCCCGGTGGTGTCGACCTCGGCAACATCTCAGCGCCCGAGATTCAGAAGATGACTAACGAAATCGTGACACAGGCGTACGGCCCACGGGCCGGACTTCGCCGAGACCCGGACACCCAGACCGACTAGGAGTCGAGAGCGCATGTCGCTTCATACCCAGGGCATCTCGCTGCCCGCCAGCACCGTACTTGGCCACCGCAAGGACGGCCGTCCGATCCACCCCATCGCAGGTGGTGCTCCGCAGCCCGGTGAAGGTGGCGACCCCGTCATCGTCGTTCCGGCCGCTGTCGTCGAGCCGCCTGCCACCCCGCCTGCTGAGCCTCGCTTCACCGCCGAGGACATCCAGAAGGCGCGGCAGGAGGAGAAGGACAAGTTGTACAAGCGCCTCCAGAACGTGGAGGAGCAGAACAAGACCTTCCTCGCCGAGATCGAGGAGCAGCGCAAGGCTCGTGAGGCCGCGCAGGCCCAGGAGGCCGAGCGTCAGCGCCAGGCGCAGGAGTCCGCCAAGGCCAAGGCCGAGGAAGACCTGTCGGCCAAGGAACTCCTCGCGGTCAAGGAGCAGGAGTGGAACACCCGTCTCCAGCAGTTCGAGACGGAGCGCGAGCAGGAGCGCCTTCTGTTCCAGAAGGAGCAGGAGTTCAACAACCTCCAGACCTACATCCAGAAGCGTGTGGGCGAGGAGTCCGAGAACATCGCTCCGGAACTCCTCGATTTCGTCGGCGGTAATACGCCGGAGGAAGTCGAGAACTCGCTCAATACAGTCAAGGCGAAGACCCAGGCTATCCTGGAGTCGGTCCAGCAGGCCGCTATTCAGCAGCGAGCCTCCATGCGTGGTGTGAGCCCCACCGGCTATTCCACCACCGGACCTATGGACACTGATCCGGGGCACAAGTCGTACTCCCTTTCTGACCTTCAGAACATGCCGATGTCGGAGTACGCCAAGATTCGGGGCCAGTTGGGCGTCGGTAATGCCGCCCAGAACCAGCGTGGACTGTACTCGTAACTCGGTCGAGTACCCGTAACTAAGGAATTCACAGTATGCCAAGCGCGATCACTGGTACCCCGAACCTGTCGGCTTCTCCGACGAACTACTCGGGCGCCAACAGCACTCTCGGTGCGGCCATCCAGACCATCTGGAGCAAGGAGATCTTGTTCCAGTCCATGCCGATTCTCCGCTTCGAGCAGTTCGCGGTGAAGAAGACCGAATTGGGCGTTCAGCCTGGTCTGACGATCAACTTCATGCGGTACAACAACCTCGGCGCTGCCTCGCAGTTGGTCGAAGGCGTCCGCATGCAGACCAACGCCCTGTCGGCCTCTCAGTTCTCCATCACGGTCGCCGAGCACGGCTACGCCGTCGCGGTGTCGGAACTCCTGCTGAACGCCTCGTTCGACGACGTCATGGCGTCGGCCTCCCGCCTGCTGGGCCGCAACATGGCCCTCTACCTGGACGCCTCCGCCCGGGACACCCTGCTCCAGGCGTCCTCGAAGATCTGGGGCTACAACAAGTACGCCACCACGGACCCCATGACCAACATGGGTGTCTACAGCCACGGCACTGCCGCTGGCGGCACCGACCTCCTGGACGGCACGTACGACTTCACCGCCGCGCTCGTCAAGGACGCGGTCGAGACGTTGGCCACGAAGAACGTCCCGCGCCTGGGCGAGACTTATGTCTGCTTTGTCCACCCGCACCAGTCCCGCAAGTTGCGTGATGACCCGGAATTCATCGAGGTCACCAAGTACGCCGCCCCGGGTAACTTCATGCTCGGTGAGATTGGCCGCCTGAACGACGTCGTCTTCATCGAGACGACCCAGGTCAAGCAGTTCACCAACAACGCGGTCGGTGGCGGCAAGACGGTCTACCAGTCCATCTTCCTGGGCGACAACGCATTCGGCCACGCGATCTCGCTGCCAGTCGAACTGCGTGACGGCGGTATTCTCGACTTCGGCCGAGAGCACGCCCTGGCGTGGTACGCGATTTGGGGCCTCGGTCTCATCACCGACCAGGCCGTCCTGATCGCGGAGACCAACTGACCCTGTCATTCCGAAAGGAATGCAAGTTGAGTTGGTAGTCGCGGTAACCGGCTAGTCCGCGTGGTTAGGGGAGCGGTTTTCTGGATTACCAGAACCGCTCCCCTTCCTCGTTAGAGTAGTACCGCTTCACGTACACGAGTCCCGAACCCGGAGAATTCATAATGCCTGCACGCAATGTCGCTCGTCCCGGTGACCTGACCGGTCGCAACAAGGCCTCTCTCGCCAAGGAGCACGCCGAGGAACTGAAGGCGCGCGAGAACGAGATCGCCCTCATCAGTGCCCAGGCCGCAGCCGACCGTGACGACACCGTTCACGAGGTCGTCCCCAAGGACATGCGCCCCGCCCCTGCCCCGGCCGCCATCGAGGTGTCCGACGCCGTCGAGGTCGAGACCCCCATGCGGGAGTTCCGAGTGAACACCTCGCTGGAGAACATGACCTTCGGCCACGGCAATCACTTCGATTTCGAGGAGGGCGTGCGCTACAAGGCGCCGAAGTCCCTCTACGACCACCTCGACGGCCTCGGCTACATCTGGCACTGACGGTCCAAGGAGACCTATCCCATGACTACTCCCGCCCCGCTCAGCCCGACCACGGGCGAGTCGTACGTGCTGGAGAACGCCGAAGGCCACGGAGCCGGACTGGGGCACGTTCCCACCGGCTCCGTGGTCTCAGTGGTCGACGTGCACCCGGCCGGTACCGCTGGCGTCGGCCACGCTGGTGAGGACGCTGTCCTGCTCTCCTACGAGCACGACACCCACGTCATCACCACAGGTGGTGCGCACACACCCGGCAAGGCCGTTCGGCACTTCTCCCTCCACCTGTCCGACTTCACGCGCATGTTCAAGAAGGTTGATGCCTGATGGCCGGTACGACCGCGACCTACGCCGGTATGGCCCTCGACTTCCTCACCGGCCGGGCGGTGGCCTACACCGCTCCCCGTAACACCTACCTCGCGCTGCTCACCGCCGACCCGGCGGGGGACACCGACACCGTCGACATGACCACGCTGCCGGAGATCACGACGGCCGGTTACGCGCGCCAGCAGGTGGTGTGGACCGTCCCGGACGGCTCCCCGATGACCACGGCCAACAACGCCCTGCTCTTCTACGGCCCGTTCACCGCAGACATGGTCGACGCCGCCCAGTTCGCGGCCCTGGTCACCACGGCGTCCGGCACGACCGGCGACGTCGTCTACGTGTGGCCCATCGACGACCCGCTGCAAGCCGCCACCAACGAATCGCTCCAGATCGCTGCTGGCGCACTCACCCTGAACGCCTGATAGGAGTCGCGGGATGGCAACTCTCGAAGAACTGCGCACGCGGGTACGCAGCGAGCTGGGCGACCGGCTCCAGCCGTTCCGCGACACCATCCGGGGCACAGGGGACGTCGCACAGTACGAACTGAGCGCGAACAACGTGACCGGCCTCGAAGTGCTTCATATCTCGGGGGGCCAGCAGACCACGCTGAGCACCCCCGCCGACTACGTCATCGACGACATCAGCGGCATCCTCGACCTGACCCAGCCCCTCGCGCTCGACGCGCTGCTGCTGGTGTCGGGAGCCTCCTACGGGTTGTTCTCCGACGACGAGTTGGACATCTACCTCGACGACGCCGTGGCCCAGCACACCCGGGGCCGTACCGTCTCCACCCGCTACAAGGACGCGAACGGCTTCCTCCAGTACGACCAGGTCCCTGTGAGCGTCGACAACCTCCCGGCCGAGGAGGACGCCCTCGTGGTGCTCCTCGCATGCACCGAGGCCATGTGGGCGCTGTCCACCGACGCGGCCACCGACATCAACGTGCAGACCTCGGACGGCACCTCTGTCGACCGGGGTCAGCGCTTCGCCCAGATCCAGACGCAGATCGGCATGCTCACCGAGCGGTACAAGACCCTCTGCGAGAAGTTGGGCGTCGGCCTGTACTCGATCGAGGTCACCAACCTGCGCCGTGTCTCCCGTACAACCGGACGTCTCGTGCCGCTCTTCCGTGAGCGCGAGTACGACGACCACAGCCTGCCGCAGCGGATCCTGCCGCCCATTGGTCCCGGGCACCAGAACGACGACGAGTCCGGTATACCCTCCAGCGTCTTCGGATCCTGGGGGTACTGATCGTGGGACGACTCGACTGGAAGACGCACGGGCGGTTCAACGCCAACTACGAGACCTCGGACATCATGGCGACCCTGCGCGGGCGTCAGACGGAGATCGGCGAGCGGGTGGAGTACTACCGCTTCTCCCACTCCGACCCCGATGGCGACGACCTCTACGACGAGGGCACCGGCCAGGGGAAGATCTTCGTCGGGCCCTACCGGATCCCCGCGCTGCACGTGGTCCACAACCAGGGCCCGGCACAGGACACGACCCAGGGCCTGTACACGGTGGACAACCTCTCCATCACCGCGTCCTTCGATGCGCTGCGGAAGATGGGATTCTCCGACCAGGACATCGACCACCAGAAGTACCTGACCGACCGGATCGTCTACGACGACGGGGTATTTCGGGTGACGTCGATTTCCGTTCTAGGGCAGATTCAGAACCGGGACATCATCGTCGGGCTGGAATGCGTGCAGATGAAACCGGACGAGCTGGTCAACGATGCTCAGTTCGCTCGCTGGTCCCAGAAGTCCTGACTACAAACTTCGACGGCCTTCTTGAGATCCTGAATTGCGGAAGACTTCCGCATTCCGAGATCCCGCGAGGCCCACTGCATGCCATGGCTCATCAATGAGGACCGCGCCGTAAAGGCGAAACTCCAGGGCCTCACCGTCAACGACGTGAACGCACCCGACGGCCGTGCTGTCGCGGTGCGCTATCGCGTGCCGGAGAGCGAGCTGGCCCAGCAGACTTTCCCTCTGATCGTCATCGAGCACGCGGGGATCGACAAGGCCAACGAGCGTGAACACCGAGGCTATGTACGCCTTCCCTACGCGCCAGAAGGTGCTGAGAAGTGGTGGAACCCCGACGACCCGTCCTACGACGTCACCAAGTCGCCGTACATCGTCGAGTACCCCATCCCGTACGACCTGCGGTACCGGATTGTCGTCTTCTCCCGTACCTACTGGCATGACATGGCGCTCGCTGCGGCTCTCGCGCAGCACGACCGGATTCCCTCCCGCTTCGGTTTCCTGGAGATTCCCGAGGACGGGACGGTACGCCGTTTGGATTTGCTCGGTGGGCCCGAGCTGGTCGACACCCGCGACGAGGACGGAAAGCGTCTGTTCCGTCGCGAGTACCTGATCTCTGTTTCCAGCGAACTGCTTCCGGAGACGGCCACGCGGTATGCGCAGGCCCAGTCCGTGGCGCTGGACTTCGAGTACTACCTGGAAGACGTAACCGAACCACAGACACCGGGACATTGAACCGTAGCCCCAGGAATTCACCCCTTTACAGGAGATAACAGATGACTGTCTACAAGCGTCCCGGTGTGTACATCGGCGAGACGTTGACGCCGCTCGCGCAGACGGTGACGACCCCCGGCGACTCGGTCGCGGCCTTCGTCGGCACCTCGAAGCAGGGCGGCCCGCTCGCCCCCACGCTGGTGTCGTCCTGGTCGCAGTACGTGGCCACCTACGGCGGCTTCGGAGACACCTCCGACCTGCTCCCGTTCGCCGTCTACTCCTTCTTCAACAACGGTGGCAACAACGCCTACATCGTGCGGGCGGCTGCCTCCGACGCAGTCGCGGCCTCCGTCACTCTGGAGGACACCGAGGCGGTCCCGCAGGACACCCTCAAGATCAAGGCGATCTCCCCGGGCACCTGGGGCAACAACGTCTTCGTCGACATCACGGCGGGCTCCACCGGCTCCGGCCGCTTCGACCTGTACGTCTACGTCGGCGGAGAGACGGCCGCCTACCTCAAGGAGCGCTTCACCGACGTCTCCCTGGACCCGGCCGACTCCCGCAACGCGCAGGCTCTGATCAACTCCCCGGTCACAGGCTCTGCCTTCATCCAGGTCGAGGGCCTGCTCACCTCCGCGTGGGACGCCACCCATGCCCCGGCGATCCAGACCGGTACCCCACTGGCTGGCGGCTCCGACGGTGTGGCCCCCATCGACCTGGCCACGGCTACCGAGCGGCTGGAGATCGTCGAGGACAACCTGGTGCTGAACGTGCCGGGTGTCAACGACGCCACCGTGCTCAACCCGATCATCGAGTGGGCCGAGGGACAGGGCACCGTCTTCGTCGTCGTGGACGGCGAGAAGGCCACCAGCGCCGACAACGCGCACTCCTACGCGCTGAGCCTCCAGGGCATGTCCACGGGTGGCTCCGCGATCAGTGCGTCGTCCTACGCGGCCATCTACGGCCCGTGGCTGATCGTCAACGACCCGGCGACGACCGCTTCCGGCTCGGCCCGTCTGCTGCCTCCGGGCGGCGCGGTCCTGGGCCAGTACAGCCGCACCGACGCCTCGCGCGGTGTGCAGAAGCCTCCGGCCGGTATCGACACCGTTCTCAGGGGCGTACTCGACGTGCAGTTCCGGTTCTCCAACGCGGACCAGGACGCTCTGAACGTCGCGGGCATCAACGTCATCAAGTCCCTGCCGGGCACCGGCTTCGTCATCTACGGCGCCCGCACCCTGAGCGTCGGCATGCCGGACCGGTACGTCTCCGTGCGCCGGTCGCTGATGCTGGTCAAGAAGGGCATTCTCGACGCCACCCGCTTCGCGGTGTTCGAGCCCAACGACCAGATCCTGTGGGACCAGGTCAACGCCGTCATCTCGCAGTACCTGCTCACCTTGATGCAGACGGGCGTGCTCGCCGGATCCACTCCGGACCAGGCCTTCTTCGTGGTCTGCGACTCGTCCAACAACACCGCCGCGTCGGTGGCTAACGGCGTCGTGAACATCTCCGTCGGTGTCGCTCTCCAGACCCCGGCCGAGTTCATCGTCATCGAGATCGGCCAGTACAGCGGCGGTTCCTCCGCCACTGACTCGACGGCCACTTCCTGAGAGGTAACCCACTGATGGCTACGACCACTTCGACCGTTGGGCACATCGCCAGCGATCCCTTGAGGAACTTTAAGTTTCAAGTACAGATCCAGCACCCGGACATCAAGGGCTTCGCCCGCATGGGCTTCATGTCCGTGTCGGGTCTGAACGTCACGACCGAGGTGATTCCGTACCGCGAGGGCGGAATGAACACCACTACCCAGAAGATGCCAGGGCAGAGCGACTTCGCCCCCATCACCCTTTCCAAGGGCCTCGCTGTCGGCGACTCCCAGATGATGGACTGGATGCGGCAGTTGTTCACCGTTATCCAGGGCACCGGAAACGGAAAGGCCGGTTCGGAATTCCGGCACATGGTCGACATCAAGGTGCTCGACCACCCGGTCACTTCCGGCAACACTCCCGCCAAGGCCGCATTCCGCGTCTACAACGCGTGGCCCACGGCGGTCGCCTTCTCGGACCTGGACGCTGGCGCCAACGCGATCATCGTCCAGCAGATGACCCTCGCCCACGAGGGTTTCGAGTTCAAGTTGGCTAACAGTGTCGGCGCGTCTTCCGTTAGTTTCTAATAGCGGATTCGACCGACTCGACTAGGAGCAAAACCAGTGGCAAACGACCTTCATACCGAGGGGTTCTCCAACCCTCTCTCCAACCCTGGTCAGGCAAATGCTGCTATCGCGGCATTGCTTTCCCAGGGGGCCGAGGTCGCCAAGCCCGAGATAGCCGTCCCGGCAGGTGGCCAGTTCCGCCTGCCGGGCGGTTTCGTTTCGGGCAACGACTTCTCCAACGCCCGATACGACGCCGAGGTCCGGGAACTGACCGGCGCCGATGAGGAGGCCATCACCAAGGCCCGCAACGGTGGCATCGGTAAGTTCATCTCTACCCTGCTCGACAGCGGGACCGTCTCGGTGGGCGATCAGAAGTCCAGCCCCGCCCTGCTCAGCAACCTCCTGCTCGGCGACCGCGACGCCCTGCTGATGGAGATCCGGCGTGCGACCTACGGCGACGAGATCGTCTGGGATCGCTACTCCTGCCCGCACTGCGGCGAGGAGTTCCGGCTGTCCGTCACCCTCGACGAGATCCCCATCCGGCGACTGACCGACCCGGCCGAGCGCGTCTTCGAAGTCGAACTCCGAAAGGGCCGCAAGGCCTACGCCCGGCTTCCCATCGGCTCCGACCAGGACGCGATCCTCGCCATCGTCGAGCGCACTACGGAAGCCGAGCAGAACACGCTCCTGATTTCCCGGTGTCTCATTTCCGTGGTCGAGGCCGACGGAAGTGAACACGCCGTAACCGGAAATCCGGACTTCGCGCGTTCCATGGGTCTCGTGGACCGAAAGCGCATCCTCGATGCCATTGAGGAAAAGCAGCCTGGCCCTCAGTACAATGATGTCAAGTTCACGCACGATTCGTGCGGAAAGGAGGTCCCCCTCTTCATCAGTGCGGGGGACCTGTTTCAGGGCCTGTAACTACCACGACACGTACTTCGAATACGAGCAACTAGTCGAACTAAGTCCGGCGTGGAGCCTCAGCGAGATTCGCCGGTTGACCGTGCGCGAGCGTCTTCACTGGGTGAAGTGGTTCAGGGCGCAGCGACATAGGCGAAGTGCTGAGGCGGAAAATGGCTAGCAACAACGTGGCGGGGCAGGGACCGCTCTTGGGCTGGAACAATGCCCAGGACGCGATCTCTGCCCTTACGCGCACCATCAACGATTTGAACAAGGGCCTCAAGGGCGTCAACACCGGAGTCGGACAGATGTCCCGCTCCCGTGGCCTCGGCCTTGCGCTGGGCGACGTCTGGAACGGCACCAGCAACTACGCCATGGGCCGCAACAACGGCGGTCAGGCACAGGGTCACACGGGCTCGTCCACCGGCAACGGGGGCGGCGCCCGCTTCTCCGCGTCCGGTTCCCAGGGTGGTGGCGCGGCCAACAACGGTGGCCAGGGCGGCAACAACGGCTCCGGTACCAACACCCCTCGCCTGGGCGGTGGCGCGGCCAACAACGGCGGCCATCGCTCGAACGGTGGCGGCCTCAAGAGCACCCTGTCCAGTGTCGTCGCGTGGGGTCAGAAGAAGCTGCCCGACCAGGTGGTCATGCAGACGACCGCCTACCAGGCCGCACAGGGCTCCTCCTCGTCCTGGCACACCCTGCGGGACCAGGCCTTCAAGAACAACTTCACCGCCCAGTCGACGCAGGACGCCGCGACGGCCTACGGCACGATGACCCGTACCGGCCTGTCGGCGGGCTCGACCTCCTTCAACCAGCAGTGGAACTACGTCAAGGGCACCTCGGGCTACATGAACCCGGGCATGACCGAGACGCAGCGCGCCCAGGGAACGGCTGCTGCCTGGAACGCTGGCACGTACTACTCGATGCAGGCCATCGGCATCCAGACGATCAAGAACGGGACGAAGCAGTCCCCGCGACAGATCGCCCAGCAGGCCCTCGCCCGGTGGCCAGACCTGAAGAAACTGAAGACCAAGGAGCAGATCGCCGGAACGATTGACAACAATCAGTCCGGCATCATGCAGTCGCTGTCTCGCAGCCTCGACCCCGCGACCCTCGAACTGGTCCGGGGTGAACTCAAGGGCATGATGCTGGCGCAGGTCTCCGGCGGTTCCGCCCAGACCTACGTCAACCTGGCCAACAAGCGCGACAACGGCAAGACCCAGGAGGAGAAGAACTCCGCCCAGTCGGCGCTCGGCAAGTTGGGCATCGGCGGGTCGACGGCTAACACCCTGATGACCCGCGCGGGCACCCTGCGCAACCAGGACGTCAACGAGAACGACGGCTTCACGGAAGGCCTCCAGACCGCGACGAAGTACCTGGACCAGTTCTCCACCGCGCTCCAGGGTGCCCTCAAGGCGACAGGCGCCTCCGGGATCATGGGTGCGGTCGGTGGCGCCAGTTCAGTGCTCGGCTCCAGCCTCGGAGCGGGCGTCGGTGCCTGGGGTGCTGCACGTGGTCTCACTGGGGCCGCGCGGCTCGGCAGCAGCCTGCTGGGCGGAGGCGAAGGTGCGGCTGCTGGCGGCATGATGGGCCGCCTCGGCGGCATGGGCGCTTCTGCGATGGGTGCACTGGACTTGTCCGGCGCCGCATTGGGTGCCGCTGGTGGCTTCGGTCTCGCGGCGTATGGCACGCACCACTTCGGCGGGCAGTTGGTCGACAAGTACACCAAGAAGGGCTCCAAGAGCAACAAGTGGGGGCACGTCGGCGTGGACACCGCGACCGGCGCTCTCACGGGTGCTGCGATCGGCTCCGTCGTCCCCGTCATCGGTACCGGTATCGGTGCTGTGGTTGGTGGCGCGATCGGTGCCGGTATCGGCATCTTCGGTGGTGCGGGGTCCTCCGGTGGCGCCGCTGCGGCCACGGGCAGCAAGACGTCCGGCGCGAAGGCGACCGGTACGCAAGGGTCGGGCAAGACGGCCGCTGCCGTCATCAAGGTCGCCATGAAGTACCTGGGCGTGAAGTACGTCTGGGGTGGCACGACGCCGAAGGGCTTCGACTGCTCCGGCCTGCTCATGTACTCGTTCAAGCAGATCGGCGTCAGCCTGCCCCGTACCGCCGCGCAGCAGCAGCGGGCCGGTAAGAAGGTCAAGTTGAGCGATGTGCGTCCCGGTGACCTGATGTTCAACGGCGACCCGGCGCACCACGTCGTGATGTGCATCGGTGGCGGCAGGTTGATCGAGGCACCGCACACGGGTGCTGTGGTCCGCGTCCGCTCCTTCAAGCCGAGCGAGTTCACCAACGCTGTGCGCATCCTCGGTTCCGTCGGCAGCATGAGCGACGTCGGCAGCGACTCCGAGGACACCGCCGGGTCCGACTCCAACCGGCTGTCCAGCATGGGCTTCGGTGGTGACATCGGCTCGTACGGGTCCACTGAGGAAGTCGATGCCATCGCGGCCGGTATCTCTACGGCCCAGATGGCTTCCGGCCCCAGCGCGGCCAGCAAGGACTCCTCGGACGACTCCTCCAGCAACGACGTCCCCACGGGTGCGATGCCCAAGGGCAACGTCGCCAAGTGGATCAAGAGTGCGCTCGGGGTCCTGAAGCAGGACACCAAGCACAACGAGTCCATCGTCAACACGATGATCCAGCACGAGTCCAGCGGCAACCCCCGGGCGATCAACCGCACCGACTCGAATGCGAAGGCGGGCCACCCCTCCAAGGGGATCATGCAGACGATCGATTCGACGTTCAACGCGTACTCGCTCAAGGGCCACAAGGACATCTGGAACCCGGTCGACAACATCATTGCCGGTGTGCGCTACGCGGAATCCCGCTACCACAGCCTGGACAATGTGCCGGGCATCAAGGCCATGGCAAACGGTGGCGCGTACAAGGGGTACGCGGTCGGCTCGGCCAACATCGACGTCGACCAGACGGCCCGCGTTCACAAGGGCGAGATGATTATCCCGGCCTACCAGGCCGAGGCCGTCCGAAACGCGCTGTCCGGTAACACGCCGCTGACCAACGGAGTCGGCGGGCTTCATACCAAGGGCGGCGCGGCCACCCTGCACTTCAATGCCGGTGCGATCACCGTGAAGGTGCAGGGCTCCATGGATTCCCAGTCGGCCCGTGACGCTGCTCAGCAGATCATGACGGCCATCGCCGAGGACAACCGAATCAACCTCATCGCGGCAGGTAACTAACATGCGACTTCATACTTGGGCGGTCGCGTAATGGCCGCGAGCAAGATAATCGACAACGGTCCTTTCGACCCGCGTATCACCAGCATTCCGTTCACCCAGAACCTGGGCGGAGTCGACTGGGTTACCGGGTCGGGCGGAAAGAAGTTGACCCGTGGATTCATCATCCAGGAGAAGGACGTAAACGGCGCACGCCAGCGCTGCAACTTCCTCTACAACCCGAGCACGATCAGCATCTCCCACGGCATCGACACCAACGTCCTGTCCGACCCGAACGCGGTGAACAAGGACGACGTCACCGCCGGGCAGACGCTGCTCCCTCTCCAGCAGACGCTGTCGTTCAGCCTGCTCTTCGACCGGACCTACGAACTGTGGGACTCCTCGAAGTTGTATGGGGAGGCGGCCACGATGGTGCCCGCCTTCGGCGTGGCCTACGACATCCTCTCCCTCTACAAGATCACCGGTATCGCCACCCCGATGCCGGTCACCGACGACAGCAGCTCCGACGCGGACGCCTACAAGAAGGCGTTCTCGGCGGGCACCTACACCAACGGCCCGGCCGGTCCCATGACCTATGTGCCGGTGTACGTCGTCATCGGCACGTCGCTGTCCTACTACGGCGTCATCCAGCAGTTGGACCTCCAGTACACCCACTGGACCCAGGCGATGATCCCCTCCCGCGCCCAGGTCACGGTGACTGTGACGCTGCTGCCGACCCCGCAGGGCGGCAACAAGTACTTGGCCAAGCCCGGCTTCATCGGCCCCCGCGCCGGTAACTGGGGCGACCCCCTGTCCGGCTCCGAGCAAGGGGCCAAGAGCGGAAAGTCCGGACGATGATCACCAACAACTCCCGATACGCGGACTCGACCCTCTCCCTCGTCGCTTCCGGCCGTGGCACGAACCTCACCGTCGTGCCCGGTCAGCAGCGGGAGTGGTCGTTCAACTTCACCTACCACCAGTTGACTTCGGCCGACCGTATCGACCTGCTCGCGCAGCAGTACTACGGCGACCCCGGCATGTGGTGGCACATCGCCGACGCGAACCCGGAGGTCATGGACTGGACCGTGATCACGCCGGGGCAGATCGTGCGGGTGCCCAGTGTCTGAGCAGCCACCCGTCACCCGGCTGTCCATCGGATCGGACCGGGTGACCGACTACATCTACCGGGTCGAGGTCCGCGAAGGCCATGGCGTCCACGCCATGGCCATCATCGACGTGTCCATGCCCGTGGGCCGGACCGCCTACGCCGAGCTGACCCCTGTGGTCCTGGACTACGGCCGGTCACCGAACGACATGACGCGCTGGTACGGCTA